TCAGAAATGAACGAAGAATTAAAGAAATTACTTGATAGTATCAAGAACAAAAAGCAGCAAGTTAAAGACTTTGCAGCAGCAGGAAAGATCGAAGATGCAACAAAGGCAAAAGGAGAATTAAAAGATCTACAAGCACAATTTGATTTACTCTATGATTTAGAGGAAGACGCACAAGACGACATTGAGGACAAAATTAATAAAGGAACCGCAAAAACAGTGGTTGACGAAGTTAAAAAGGTTACAAACGCATTTGTTAACGCTATCAAGGCAGCCATTAGCAAAACGGATTTAACAATTGAGGATAAAGAAATTTTAAACTCAATGAATGAAACCAAACCGGAAGACGGAGCGTTAACCGTTCCTAAAGACATTCGAACCGCAGTTAAGGAATTAAGACGTTCCGAGGACGCATTAGAAAATTTGGTAAATATTGAAACAGTAAGTACACTTACCGGCAGCAGAGTTATTGAGAGATACGCAGATCAAACACCTTTTGACAATGTAGAAGAGGCAGCAGAGTTTCCGGAGGTTTCTACACCGCAATTCGATAATGTCGAATACAAGGTAAAGAAAAAAGGCGGTATTTTGAAAGTGACACAGGAACTTTTATCAGATACAGCAGAAAACATAATCGCATATCTGAAAAAGTGGATTGCTAAGAAGTCCAAAGCAACAAGAAATTTTATGATTGTTGCAAAAATCAAGGAAATGACAACTAATGCAGAAGTAGCAATTAGCGGATTAGACGATCTAAAGAAGATCTTTAACATTATGTTGGATCCTGCTATTGCATTAGGTGCAATCGTCGTAACAAATCAAGACGGTTATAATTGGATTGATACATTAAAGGACAGTGACGGTAAATACATTTTACAGCCGGATCCTACGAAACCAACACAAATGTTATTGTTTGGTAAATATCCAATTACAAAAGTAAGCAATAGAACATTACCAAGTAAATTGGTAACAGGCGGTTACAAAGTGCCTATTGTATGCGGTGATCTGAAAGAGGCTATTACAATATTTGATCGTGAAACACTTACAATTGACATTTCAAACGTAGCAGGAAACCTATGGAGTACAGATCAGACCGGCATCAAGGTTAGGGAGAGACTTGATATTAAAGCGGTTGACGAAGAGGCTATTATAATGGCAGAACATTTAATTGTTACTGATACAGACAATAGCGGAAAGTATTCACAGGATGAATTAGAGGCTATGACAAAAGCGCAGATTTTTGAAGTAGCTACCCAATTAGGGTACACAATGACTACTACAGATACTAATAAGAAAGAAGAAATTGTTGCGGATTTCTTAGCACAGCAAACGGCAGCAAGTGCATAAATTAGAGGGCGGCAGGGCAAAACCTGCCGCAATTAAGGTGGTGTAATATGAGTATGTTAACGGTTGAAGAATTAGAACAATATGCAAGAATTGATATTGACAATGAGGACGATATTTATAAGGGTGAAATATCGCTTTTAAACATGCTTATTACAGCAGCAGAACAATATTTGATTAACGCAACGGGTAATGAGTATCCGGAGATTGATGGAAAAGGGGATAAGATAAATTATGCATTAGAAAAAATTTATCTACAATTACTAGTTTCGCATTGGTATGAAAAAAGGTCGCCGGTTGGATCTGTAGGAGAAGATTTTACATATTCAACAAAATCAATCATGCTGCAATTGCAAATGAAGTAGGTGAATTGCGTGGATATCGGGAGATTAAATAAACGAATCACATTCTTAGCATACAAAGATACCGTAAACGAATATGGTCAAGATATACAGCAGTTAGATAAATACAAAACCGTTTGGGCAAGTGTAGAACCGACAATAGGAAAAGAATACATGGAAGCGCAAAGGGTAAGAAATGAATTAACCTATAAGATCTATACAAGATATTTTACTGATCTAACAGTTGACATGGTAATTAACTATAAAGGTCGTAAGTTTAAAATTGCATCGTTAATCAACTATAAAGAGAATAACGAATTATTGCAGTTTGTATGTACAGAAATGGTCGGTGATAAAATTGAATGATCTAGATTTTAAAATAGTGGGTTTGGAAGAATTAGAAGATAAAATGATACAAGCAATCAGAACTTATCCGGATTTGGCAGAAAAGCATTTAAGGCAATCTGGTACTAATTTTCGAAGGGATGTAGTAGCAGAAGAGAAAAGTGTTGTCAAGGATGACGAATCAGTGAAAATCAAGAAAAAAATCACGTCGAATCAAGGTTTTGAAGTAAGTAAAACTAGAGGGTACAATGAAAATATGGAAATTGATATTAAGGCAAAAGCACCACATTTTCATTTAGTTGAAAACGGTCATGAACAAGTAACAGCAACTGGAGAAGTAATTGGCTGGGTAGAAGGAAATCATGTTGTTCAAAAAATGCGTGAAAAGTACAAAAATCATGTTATGCCATTCGTAATGGACAATACGCTAAAGGATATTATAAAGGAGAGTGGCTTGGATTGATTAGGTTGACAGACATTTACACAGCAGTAAATAAACTATTAAGGAACAGGTATCAAGGCTTTAAAATATATGGAAACGACGTTGCTGAAGGTTTTGATAAGCCTTCTTTTTTTGTGAACTTAATACCACTAAATTTATCAAATGAAAGTGTGAATTATACTAAAAATACGTATTCAATCAAAGTAACATACTTTCAAAATACAAAGAATGAGATTGACAATCTATCTAAAGTTGATGAAATAAGAGCCTTATTTGGGTTTCATCTAAAGGTCTGCGATCAATTATGTCATATAACTGATTTTTCCTATGATTTCGTAGGAAAGGACAGCGATATTTTACAAATAACGATAGATATAGAATACGTAGATCTCATTCTAAAAGATCAGAAAGCAATAGCGAATAAATTAATTATGAGAACAGAAACGAGGTAGAGAAAAATGGGAATGCCAAGCGTAAACATTACGTTTACAGAAAAAGCAATTCAAAGCATCAAGAGAAGCAACAGGGGGATTGTAGCCATTATTTTGAAAGACACAGTTCCGAATACCAACCCTTTTGCTGTATATGATACAACCGATATACCAGTAACTATTAGTAAAGATAATCAGTATCAAATTGCACTAGCTTTAATGGGTTATATTAATGCACCTAGAAAGATAATTGTATATGTTGTTCAAGAAGTAGAAGAATTAGAAGGATATGAAACAGCACTTGAATATTTAGAGACGGAACGGTTTGACTATCTTGTAGTACCGACGGTCGAAACAGATGGAGAAAGTCAAACTATTACTAGCTGGATTAAAGCACAGCGTCAGAATGGGAAAAAATGCAAAGCTATATTACCAAATGTATCTGCCGATTCAGAAGGGATTATCAATGTTGCTACGACAGAGTTTAAAATAGGAAATACAACATTCACAACAGAACAATATTGTGCAAGAATCGCTGGACTAATTGCTGGTACTCCATTGACAATTAGCTGTACATATGCACCGCTTAATGAGCTAACAGATTGTACAAGATTAACAAAGTCTCAAATGGATACGGCTATTGATATGGGTAAGTTTATCGCTTTTCATGACGGTGAAAAGGTCAAAGTTGGGAGAGGTATAAATAGCTTAACGACAACTACAGCTGATAAAGGAAATCAGTTCAAAAAGATTAAGATCGTCGAAGCAATGGACATGATTTACGATGATATTAAAAAAACAGCAGAGGATAGTTACTTAGGTAAATTCTCTAATAGTTATGATAACAAATGCTTGTTAATTAGTGCTATTAGCGGTTATTTAGAGCAACTCAAACTTGATGGCGTTGTGTCAACATTTATGGTCAGTATTGATATACCGGCACAAAAAATCTTTTTAAAGAGTATCGGTGTTGATGTTTCGAATATGAGTGACAATGAAATTAAGGTAGCAGATACACAAGATAAGGTTTTTCTTTGTGCGACAGTAAAAATACTTGATGCAATCGAAGAAATTAACCTTCCAATTACAATTTAGGAGGTGGAATACATGTTCAAATCAAATCAAGTAATATCTGGTACTTTTGGTGAGTGTTGGATAGATGATAACTATGTAGCTGAGGTAACGGCTGTAAAGGCAACCCTATCAGCAAAAACAGAGACAATCAGTCAATGTCGTCAATTAATGGACGGCACAAAGGTTACTGGTATTGAGGCAAAAGGGGAAATCAAAATGAATAAGATTTCATCACGCTTTATTAGTATGTTGGCTAATAATCTGAAAAAAGGTATTCAAACAGAATTTACAATCATATCAAAATTAGATGATCCGGCAGCTATGGGGTGTGAACGTATTAAGTTAATGGGGTGTACGTTTACGGAGGTAAACTTGATTGATTGGGAGTTGAAAAAGCTTTCCGAAGAATCAAATTCATTTACATTTACAGACTTTGAGCTGCTAGATATTATTGAAACACCACAATTTTAGGAGGATAAGTACATGAGTATAACAGAAAAATTATTGAGTTTAGATGTTGCTAAATATAAGGAAAAAGCGATAGATACATTAGAAATTAAAAGGTTGTCACAGATTGTGGGAGAGCCATTTCTAGTAAGGATACAGGAAGTAGATGATGAAAGAGTACAAGAATTACAAGCAATGATGCTGGATAAAAAAGGGAGGGTTGATTATACCCAAACAAGAAAAGTAAATGCGTTGCTATGTACAGAAGGGGTTACAGAGCCAAACTTAAAAGATACAAAGTTACAAAAGCATTTCGGTGCAAATACTCCTAAAGAGTTAGCAGAAATTTTATTTAAAGGAGCTGATCTAGGTAAGGTAGCAGATGCAATAATCAAATTGAACAATTTTGTTGATGATTCAGAAGACGAGGATGACACAAAAAACTAATTTATGATGAAATCGAAAAAAACGGGGAAGTACAACTAATGTACTTCCTTTTTCGTTTTCATCATATTACACCAACACAATATTACACAATGGGTAAAGGTGAAAAAGAAGTAATTAGAGCTTTTATGTACAGGCAAATAGATGACACAAATAAAGAAAGGGGGTAGCAGATGTCAGGTAAGTTTATTGATGCAACGCTGCGTTTTGTAGACAAATTTACAAAGCCAATGAATGACGCAATAGGAAAGATGGCAAAGTCATCTAAACAGATGCAGCGGCTAGGAAAAGAAGTTGAACAAGCGGGTAAAAAGATTACAAATGCAGGAAGTACTTTAACAAAAGGAATAACATTACCAGTTGTGGCAACTGGTGCGGCTGCTGTAAAGGCAGGAATAGATTTTGAATCCGCTTTTGCGGGGGTTAAAAAGACAGTAGATGCAACCGATAATCAGCTTGCAACATTAAAACAAGGGATTTTAGATATGTCACAAGAAATACCTGCAGCTGCTACTGATATTGCAGCAGTTAGTGAGGCGGCTGGACAATTAGGAATTGAAACTGATAATATACTTGGATTTACAAAAGTAATGATCGATCTTGGAAATTCAACCAATTTATCAGCGGAAGATGCAGCTACGTCATTAGCAAAATACGCTAATGTAACTGGTATGTCGCAAAAAGATTTTGATAAGCTTGGTTCAACTATTGTAGCGCTGGGAAATAATTTTGCAACTACTGAATCAGACATCGTAAACATGGCGACAAGACTGTCCGGTGCTGGTGCTCAAATAGGTTTATCAGATGGAGACATTATGGGTTTTGCAACCGCTTTATCTTCTGTTGGTATAGAAGCTGAGATGGGTGGATCGGCATTTTCGAAAGCAATGATTAATATGCAGTTGGCATGTGAAACAGGATTTGACAGCGCAAATCAATTGTCGAAGCAAACCGGCATGAGCCTTCGTGAATTAGAACTTATGTCTGAAAATAATAGCACAGGATTCAAGGAAATGGCGCAAAGCCTTGGATATACAAATTCAGAGATGAAAAATATAATTAAAGCAGGTACTAATTTAGAAAACTTTGCCGATATTGCAGGAATGAGTTCGGAGCAATTTAAGCAAGCATATGAAAAAGACGCAGCTGGTGCTTTGCAAACATTTATAAAAGGTTTAGGAGATACGGAGGGAAAAGGTGAATCTACTATAAAAATGCTACAAGATATGGGATTTACCGAAGTTAGATTAAGAGATACACTTACGAGATTAAGCCAAAGCGGTGACGGTATGGCTGATGCAATTGAGATGGGAAATACGGCATGGTCAGAAAACACCGCTTTGGCAAATGAAGCAAATCAAAGGTACGAAACAACAGAAAGTAGAATACAGCTTATAAAGAACAAGTTTGTAGCGTTGGGTATTCAAATATCAGATATTTTGATGCCGAAAGTAAACCTTGTAATTGATAAGATAAGCGAAGGTATAACATGGTTTACTAGTCTAGATGCAAAGACTAAAGAAACGATTGTAAAAACAGCTGGGATTGCCGCAGCATTAGGTCCATCACTAATGTTGTTTGGTAAGTTAACACAAGGCGTTGGCGTTGCTATAAAAGGGATTGGAATTTTTGGGAAAGTAGCAAGCAATAGCATCAAAGCGTTTGATAAAATGAAAAATGTAGGCAAAGTTGGTACAGCTTTTTCAAAATTCGGTAAAATTGGAAAAGTTGCTTTTATGGGATTAACTAATCCGGTTACAATTGCAGTAGCAGCGATTGCAGCGATAGTTGTAATAGCTTTACTGTTAATTAAAAACTGGAAAAAAGTTAGTAATTTTTTTAAAGGTTTAGGTATTACAATTAAAAATATATTTAAGAAGCTTGGAGGCGATTCGAAGAAGTTCTCTGAAACATTTAATTCT